TCTTCGTTATCTTCCTTAAGTTTAAGTTGTATCTGTGTCTCTGTTTTCTTTTCCAGGAATGAACCCAAGTGTCCTGTAGGTTTATCGCTATTGAAGTTGCTATGGATAACTACCATAATATGAACGTTGTACTCCTCGCTCCATCTCATTATCTCCTGGACTATAGCTGCTGATTCCTTGATGTCATTAACGTCTAGCACTAGGTCAGCAACACCATCGATAATAACAAGACCCGTTTCATCTTGATACTTATCTAAGTACCAATCAATAAACTTTACCCTTTCATTTGCAGGCAATGTCCTCATTGCATACGGATCATAATCTAGGCCATCGTATTTAGATATATCCAGAACTCTGCGGAATACCTTTTGAGCGTGGAATATACCTTGCTCAGTATCGAAGTGAACTAGCTTAAGGTCTTCTCTGTGACCTCTTATTGCGCCTGTGCAGTCCGTTTTACCGGACAAGTAGGCTCCTGCAATCATTGATATAAAGAAAGTCTTCTTACTTTTTGGTGGTGCTTGTACAAAGCTGAAGTTTCCATAGGTTCCTATGGGTGTTGGATATGTGTCGTCTTTTGATTTGTATGTGCCATAGCTAACAGCTATTGGCGGGTACTCAACCTCTGCGTATGGGTTTACCGATAATTCTGTCCTTAATTGTTCGTATCTTTCGTCTAATGTCATCTCTCTTAAAATTAGTGGTTAAAAAAGGGTGAGGTTTTAAGCCCACCCTTTAAGTAAAACAAAAGAGACAACACTAGAACTCTAAACTAGAGTCAAGGGTTTCGGTTTCGGCTGGAGCTAAATCTCTAGCCGTTTTTATATTCCCATCAGTCCAGACAACTTTGCCGTTTCCGATATAGGATTTTTTGGTTTTAGCTTCACGCTCCTCTTTTGATTGAGCGTAGAAGACGGATGCATTCTGACCGTATTGAGACAACTCATCACGAGTAGCTACGGTTAGATTAAGGTATTGACCTTTATTTAGTTTACTTTTATCGATTTTCTTTACATCGATTGAGATTTCAGTTAATGCTGCCATATTTATTTATTTACAAGTTTAATTTTCGCTGCATCTGAAATATTGTATTTCATCTGCACCTTTTCTATGTTACCTCCATTATCCATATAGTTCTTTACTTTATCGAACTCAGGGGTATTCGGTTTAAGAATAGCTTTCTTTGTATCAACCTTTTGTGGTTGAGCAGTAGCTGTCTTTCCGTGTGTGTTAGTCGCATCTGCATCTTTGGTGTCATCAATTAAGAATAAACCGTTTAACGCATACTTGCGAGCGTATGAAGAAGAAGATCCAAACGACTGGGCAATATCCATTCCCTTTCTGTTTGGGTCAACCCCAGCCTGTGCAGATACAGATACAGTGTCCTTGCCATCCGTTATAGAAGCCGTAGCTACTATATGAGGGATTGCGCCTTCACCTACAAAAATATCTGATACAGTCAGAACAATTCCTTGCTCTGCGAGAAGCGGTTTGACAGCCTCTAGGATGTCTTCACAGCTTCGGTAGTTATACTTTCCAAAGTTATTCCTTTGGTTCTTCGGTGCTTTCAGTCTCCCCTGAATAGCAACCAACTTATTTACTAGCGTAGTCATACTGCAAATATATACATTATTTTTGATTTACAAAATAATATCAAAGTTATTGAAGTTCTCTTTGTATTTATTTTTTACGCATAATCTAAATGCCTTCTGGCCGTTGTTAGGCAGTATAAAGAAACCTTTGTGTTTTTCGTGCCATACAGCAAAAAAATCAACCTCCTCCTTAGAATAATATTTTTTACCTGATTTTATTTCAATCTGAGGAGTCTTCTGTTTGTCAGAAGTATATCTATTATCTGACATATATTTAACTTGAAATTTATACATCAAATTATCTTTCTCTAATATACAATCGTAAGGAGAAGAACCCAATAAAGGCATAGAAACATTAAAACCGCTCTCCATAGCCTTTGTTACAAACTTGTATTCCGCAAAACAACCTTTTTGATTTATGTCCATATGTGCGATATTAAGAGTTTATCTCTTCATACTCCTCACACTTAAAAGACAACATACCGACTTTTATATCACTTTCGTGGCACTCCTGTTTGAGGCTTTTAATCAGCGTATTATTCTCTCTGCATTCCAAGTGTAAACTAGCCACATATATGGCTATCTCATTCAGTGATTGCACGACCTGAGGGTCGTGGTCTTTTAGGGTCTGTGATATTAAGTCAAAATTATTATAAAAGTTTATTTCGTGTATTGCATCCATATCTTTTTGTTTTATGGTGCTAATATATAAAACTTTTTTTAAATACCTAATGTAATATTATTACATACAATTTATTTGTATGTAATAGTATATATAATATATAATATAATATTAATATATAATATAATAATAAAGTATAATATATAATATAATATAGGGCATAGCCCCCTTAAAAGGGGCTAGCCCACTTATTTTATACTTCTTTCGTGTATTATTTCAAATGGAAATATGGAATCAGCCTTCATATCATCGTTATCTACGTAGATATAATTGTTGTGTATTCCTATACGGGTAAAACCTGCCTCAAGAAGAGCTGTTATTATCCGGTATCTTTTGTATGTGTGTTTGCATTGTATTACGGCTGCTCTGCCGATCAAGTGTGATGAATGCTCAAGTTCGTTTATACTGCCTCTGCATCCGTAACAGACAAACCCTTTAAGTATTTTGAATTTTAGCTCGGCTAAATCCCTTGCTTCGTCCAACATCCTTAGGAAATGCCTATCCATATTTTTAAAGCCTGTAGAGTGCTTACTGCACCACTGACAGTCAAATTCTTCGTATTCGAAGTTTTTAAGCTCGTGTATACCCACTGCGTTTAAGAATTAACCTACTGCGTTTAATGATTAACGCCCTTGTCCTCTGTAAGCCTTCTTGTGTCCTCTTTTGCCTGGTGATGCATTTTTAGAATGCACACCTGGTCTTTTCGTTCTTGCACCTCCCCTGTAGAGACTATCTATCTTCTTTGCCACTCTTCTTATTCTTTTCCCAAGTTCTACCTACGAAATAAGCCCCATAAACCGTTATAAGTAAACTCTGGAATATTGGAACGTATTGCTCCTGTACTTTAAATCCTCCTATGTTACCATCCGTAAAAGCCAATAGTGTAAACATAACCGTTAGAAACACAAGCACAAGAGGACGTATGTTCTTTGACAAGAACGAGTCCGATTGCATATCATACTTCCAACGCTCCGTAACTTGGTCCTGCGCTTCCTTGTCAGCCTGCTCAAGCAGCTCCTGAAGCCTTCTCTTGGCTTCTAAGCGTTCTTCGTCACTTGTGTGGAGGTTATCTATTACTTTACCAATATCCTTCAGTAAACCGCCTGTAATGGCTTGGAATATCTTTTTCATTAGTAAGTCCACATTACACCAATAGACTTATCAGGATCTATATCAGCGTGTATAAAAGTCTTTGCAACTCCTATCCTGCTAAACCCTACGTCTAAAAGGCAGTTAATTAAATCAAATCTGTCTGTGCTATTTGTACAAGCTATGTCTACTGCAAGTCCTTTAAGATGGCTGCTTGTTTCTACTCCTCCTACTTTTTCGTTGTGTGCAGGTGTTCTAAACCCACTATTTATGTGTATGGGTTTGTCGAACTTATCTCTTACTTCGTCTAGCATCTCAAGCAAAGTCTTATCCATTAGCTGACCACTACCTTGTACGTCAGGACTATCGAACTCTGAATAGTTAAAGTATCTTAACATAAACCACAATACATACAGATATCACACATTATTTCTTCTTTTTTAACTCGTACCACTTTTGAACTGTGTAACCAATAGTAACTACTAATAAAAGTATTTTAAGGCTATCTTCTAATATATCCATTGTACTAACTGTAATAGCTGATAAATTAATTATATAAAGTTTAAGTGAGTTCAAGTCCATTTTTTATTTAATAAGGAAGCCCATCTATATGATCGGGCTTACTGTTTATCATAGTTACGTGAGCTAAGTGTTTACTGTTTACTTTCTCCTCTATTTCGTCTTTGGTTTCTCCCATATAGTCAAAACACCATTCTAACATAATCTCTTCAGTTAGTTCTTCGAAAGGAATAAAATCTTCATCTATCCCATTATATTCGTTTACAACGATATAGTAGCTTCTTACCAAGTGGCTATCACCTGTCTGCGCATATACGCAAGTAATGTTGGTTACAAAACCATCATCTTGCTTTCTTGTTGCATTTGTTATTTGCCAACCGTTCTTCATATTACGGTCTTGTAGGTCTATCTCCGTTAGGAAAATCAGTCTGTTGTGGATAATCTCTCAATTCCTCTCTATATACTAAATAAGAGGCGTGGTCAGGATGGTCTGTTACAGATACTATCCAATCAGTACTTTTTAACTCTGCATCTCTCCATTGACGTTCTTCTTTTAGAAGTTGGTTTTGAGTGCGTGGTTGTTCTTCATAAAATCTTTTTTCTATAATAACCCCATTATCATAATTATAACGAAGTAAATCTCCATCTTGTGGCTCTTGGTTTGGATGTGTTATATTTTCTATTATCATCATTTTTTTTTTAAACTACTGTTGTATCTAATATGTAAGAGCAACCACCTTTCATTTGAAAGGCATCTCCTGCATTATCACTAGACATAGTTGTATTAGTTACTTTTACTGTTAAACTTGTTTCAAACCTCAATCTTGGTAAATTGTAGTGTATAAATTCGTGAACACTATATATTTTTACGCTTGGATGATATGAGTTACTTCCAACATCTACATATGTTGGTAAAGATAATGATGGCTGATTTGTTAAACCACCATTACCCATAAAACCTACTGCTGTGGTATCATTACTTAAATTAGTTGTATAAAAATCTCCTCTACTGTGATAACCCCACAATAGCCTTGTTCCATTTGTTGTTGAACTTAAGTCATAGCTAAAAGTATATTCAGTACCATCTACTGTTATTTTAATAGTTTGAGTACCTGCATTAGAACCACTATCACTATCTCCTGACGTTGCTGTTATAACATTACACAAAAAACCACTTCCACTTGTTATATTTAATAATGTTGCTTCTGTGTTTGCTGTTTGAGTTGCAGATGCTAAATTTTGACTTAAAGATGCGCTAGTTCCTGTTAAAGGATTACTAGAACTATTAGATGCTATATTTAATCCTGAATTTCTTGCTAGATTACTTCTATACCAATTATCAGGCACATTCCCTATACTATCTCCTTGTAGATAAATGATAGGTAAGTCATTAGGGTTTCTTTTTATACTTGTATCTCCTTCAGGGAAAAATTGTGAATAATTACTCATAGTTTTATTAGTTTGCTCCAACTAGCACCCATCCTTGAGTTGCTGCTGCATATATTATTTCAAAGTTTGCGTTTGTGTTATCTAGTGTTAAATCTTCTCCTACACCCATTATATTGCTTCCGTTTCTTGCTATAACACAAGTTGATGTATTACTTAAATTTACTATTTTTAAAGCATCTCCTGCGCTTGGACTTGCAGGTAATGTTAGTGTTAAACTTGCTGTAAAAACATATAAATAATCTTTTACTGCTGTTGTGTTAGTGCTTATTACAGATGGAGTTATACCACCACCACCTGATGAACCACTCGCTGCTGCTGTAATTCTACCTTGTGCATCAACTGTAATATCTGCTGCTGTATAACTCCCTGCTGTTACTGCTGTATTAGCTAAATTTAAAGTAGCATTCCCAGATGTTGCGCCACCACTTAAACCTGTTCCAGCTGTTACACCTGTAATATCGCCATTACCTGTAGCCCCTGTAGTTATAGCGGTTACCCTACCGTAGGCATCTACAGTTATATTATCTATTTTAGTACCATTAGCCGTAGAACCATAGGTTCCAGACCCTATACCGCCAGTAGCCATATTTAGTGTAACACTGCCTGATGTACCGCCGCCGGTAAGATTAGTGCCGGCATTAACCGCAGTTATATCACCTGTGTTTGAAGTCCAGCCGGAGTCGTTGTTAAAATTTGAAAGCTTTATTTCGCTTGCGGCTTTTCTACTTTCGGTTGTACCGTCTTGTAAAATAAATTCTGTGGTACCGCTAATATCTGTAGTCTTATCTGTAAGTTCTGAAAAATCTAGGTTTAACGTAACAGTGCCGCTGGTTCCGCCCCCGCTTAAACCAGTGCCGGCTGTAACACCATCGACGTCTCCAGTTGCTCCTGTAGTTATGGCGGTTACTCTACCATAAGCATCTACAGTTATTCTATCTATTTTAGTTGAGTTTGATGTTGAGCCGTAAGTTCCAGCCCCAACACCACCAGTAGCCATATTTAAGGTAACTGCGCCACTTGTTCCTCCACCTGTTAAATTAGTTCCAGCAGTTACTGCTGTAATATCTCCCGAGTTAGATGTCCACCCCTGGTCGTTATTGAATTGACCTAAGTTAATCTCGCCTATTCGTTTTCTCCTTTCAGCACCACTATCTAATAGAATTAACTCATCATTAAGGCCACTTACGCCCGATGTCATATCTACCAGCTCCGATAAATCTAACGAAACGTTAAATGTAGAGGCACCACTTTGATTGGCTGTAAATGTACCAGCCCCGTCAAGACCAGCTGATGTTGATAAACTAAGCGTGCCGTTATTTACTGTTGGTAACGATGCTGAGGTTATATATCCAGCACCATTAGTTATCTGGTTGTTATTTGTAACATTTGTTGCGTTAGCAGCAATACCGTCTAACTTGTTGTGATGAGTAGTTGACATCACTCCAGCTGCAGAGCTTGTAGCTTCCCCGATAGTAGCGTTAGTGCCGTCAGATGAGTTTACAGTAACAGACGTGGTTGTAGTAGAAGTAGTTAGGTTTGTGGTTACGTTTGGAGATGTATTTGATATTGTAATCGTACCACCACTACTTGTTGAGGTCATTTCAGATTGTATGCCAGTACCCTGTGCTATTGTTAAAGTTTCTCCGTTTGTTACCGATGTGCTTTCAGTACCATTACCTTCTTTAATAGTCCAGCTAGACATTGAACCCGTACCAGCACCGATTAAACTTCGGACTTCAGCAGCTGTAATACCTGTGTTTAAACTTGGAGTAGAACCATTAGAAGTTATTGCGGGAGTACCTGTATCTGACACCTTAGCATTGTTAGTGGCTATATTGCTCTCCATTGTATCTAAGTTAACAGCCTGAGTAACGCTTATATGACCTACTTTTGTTGCGTCTGCACTAGGATATGAGTTCTTTGCTGTGTTAGCTATAATAGCACTAGCTTGTGAAGCTGATATAGTAGTTGTATTACCTGCCAAAGCCGTAGAAGATGTAGTTCCTAATTGTAACAAAGCAGTATCTCCCTCTAATGCCGTACCTGCTGTTGTGCCAAGTACCATACTAACTTTAGCATTGTTAGCCGTTATGTCATTAGCTTGTTGAGTGGTAATTCCTACTTTAGCGTTGTTTGCTGTTATATCGTTTGCCTGTTGGGTAGTTATACCCACTTTAGCGTTATTCGTTGCTACATTACTTTCTATCGTATCTAAATCTACTGCTTGAGTAACTGATATATTGCCTAGCTTAGTAAGGTTTGCGGCAGTTGTAAATTTGTTTGTAGTCGCTGAATCACTTATATCGTCAGCGTCTAAGGTTACTGCACCGGTCTGTCCGTTAACGCTGTCAACAGGTGCTGTACTACTTAATGTTACAGGCTCGTAATTAGAATTGGTGCTGTTATATTGTAATACTTGTCCGTCAGATGGTGCGGTAGCAGATACATCTGTAAGGTCTGCCGTATCAAGAGATACTGCTCCTGTTGCTCCATTCACACTATCTACTGTATTTACTTCAGCTCCTGCTTCTATGCCTGATAGTTTAGTGCTACTTGCGCTATCAAAACTAATCTTAGCTGTATTTGCCACTACATTAGTGTTCGCAGAAACCCTTGCCTCAGTATAGTAAAGGTTGCTAGACCCTTCTGATAGACCATCAGTATTTGTCGGGTTAACTTCTGCGCCAGCCTCTATTCCAGATAACTTACTAGCGTCAGCTGAAGGATAACTATTTTTAGCCGTATTTGCTGATACTGCTGAATTGGCAGAAACTCTTGCGTCTGTAAAGTATAAATTTGTACCCTCACTTAAATCGCTTGTGCTTTTATTGGATAGGTCTAAGTTTGAGCCTGTTTGTAAGTTTACTCTAGCATCTGCTCTTGCATCTGTGTAATACAAGTTTGTAGTGCCTTCTGAAATATCGTCAGTATCTAATGTTACAACGCCTGTTGCTCCGTTAACACTATCAACAGCTCCTGAGCCTGTACCAGCTCCAATGTTCGCAAGTATAGAAGATTTATCGCTTGAAGAAATATTTGTAGCTGCAACTAGACCTGCGGTTACATTTGCAGCGTCTGTTACGTCTGCGCTTGCTTCGATTCCTGCAAGTTTTGTAGAGTCAGCAGATGGGTATGAATTTTTAGCAGTATTAGCTGCTACACTTGTATTTGATGAAACCCGAGCCTCAGTATAATACAAGTTTGTAGAACCTTCAGATAACTCATCTGTGCTTGTAGGGTTTACCTCTGCACCAGCTTCGATACCAGAAAGCTTATTTGCATCTGCGGTTGGGTAAGTGTTTTTAGCTGTATTAGCAGTAACACTTGTATTTGCAGACACCCTTGCTTCTGTGTAGTATAAATTACTACTGCCCTCTGCTAACTCATCTGTTGAAGTTGGGTTTACTTCTGCACCAGCTTCAATACCAGATAATTTAGTTGTATTAGCAGTTATGTTAGTGGTATTGGTTGTAATGTTTGTTGCGTTTGTTGCAATGTCCGTTACATTAGTTGCAATATCCGTTGTATTAGTTGTAATGTTAGATGTGTTAGTGCTAACATTTGAATTAGTAGTAGTTAAATCAGATATCAAAGGATAAAAACTATTGTAATCAGACTCGTTAGCTACAATAGCACCTAGCCTGCCAAATACCGTAGTTACCGCATCTGTGTTATCTACTTTCTCCCAATCTGAACCATTTGATATTACCCAATCTCCAATAGCGTAAGATATAGTCTGATATGTTCCTGCGGTAGCTACTACATAATAATATCCTTTAGATGCAGAAGCGGATGGTAAACTAGGGGTGTCGTTAGAAGCGTTCCAAGTTCCTTGATATTCCACTTGCCCTACAACAGAATCAGGTAGGTTAGCTATTGGAATCTTAGCACTACTATCTAAAGGAGCATAACCATTAGCTTGATTTTTTTCACTTACATTTTGCTTACTAGATTGTAAATTAGATATATCAGTATCATTGCTTGCTATATTGACGGTATTCGTAGCAATGTCAGTATTGTTGCTAGATATACTAGCCGTATTAGTATCTATGTTAGATTGTAAGGTGGTATCAGCAGATTCTCTGTCAGAAATCTCTGTATTAATATTAGCTGTATTCGCAGTTACTGTGCTATTTGCACTTACTCTAGCATCTGTATAGTAAAGATTAGTACTGCCTTCAGATAAATCATCTGTGTTACTGCTATCTTCATCTAATAATTTGTGCCAAGAACCACTATGTGCAAAGTATGCTTTACCTGTTGCGTGAACGTGTGCGAACATACCGTGATATGTAGATGCACTTGGTAAATCTCCTTCTGTGCTAAATACATTAGCAAAGTAAATCTTTCCTGTGGTAGTTATATCGTAGCTACTCATATCTAAATTACCACCTGTAACTGCGTTTACTGCTCTTACAGTTGTAAAGTATTGATTGGTACTACCTTCTCCAATATCATCTGTGTCAAGAACAACTGCGCCTGTTTGTGTGTTTACAGAAGATACACCACCACTAGGCAAATTAGTAAGACCTGAACCATCACCTGTAAAAGATGTAGCTGATACATTACCTGCGTTATCTAAATAAACGCCAGATCCATTACCATTACCATCAGTAAGTTCTTTAGCAGCCCCACTGAGTTCAGCATTGTCGCTTGTCTTTATTATACCTTTGTAGGTATCTTTTATTTTATTGCCTGTTAAACTTGCCATAATTATTTATTTCTGTATTTATCATAACATATTGCTAACGCCTTTTGTTTACCATATTCTCCGCTAATTTGGATAATACATCTTTGGATGAACTCCCTTTGCTTTTCTCCTGATTTTGGATTTGGTATTGGCATCTACTTAAAAACTGTTTTAACTTATTTATGTTTTGTTCTTTTGGTTTATATCTCATAATACCCATCCATTGAAGTTATCAGACTTGTCAGGATACATTCCATCTTGGCTAGAGTCATTATATTCAGGATAGCTACTGCTATTGTCTATTATATAATCTAAAAATCTTCTAGTATAAAACTGAGCCTTACTCTTTGAATTCTCAACTAGATAATGTATTTCTTCCATCGAAGGAGTCTCTGAGGACTCACTTCGATGTTTATAAACACCTCCGTTACTTACTTGGTAGGACGCAAACATATAATAGTCTGACTGAGCAAACCATATAAGCATCGGTGTTATATAGTCGTTCAGGAGTGTTTTGTAGGCTGCATTCGCAGCATCGTCTATAGTGCCACCAGTAATCAAAGTAGATATCTTATCATACAGACTTGTGCCTAAATAATTCTGAATGTGAATATCCTGGCTTACCTCGATGAACTGAATAAACTTATCAGCATCTACAGACCCTCCCACAAGGGATTTTCTTCTTAGGTCGTTAGTCGTTATGAACAGTGCTTTCGCCATCTTCTTTCTTTTTAAATAGTGACTTTACTCGATCCATTGCAGACAGTTTTTCTCCCGTCTCCTCTTCACGTTTAATCTTAGTTTCAATATTATCTAACTGAGTGAACTCAATAGGCTGTAGAGTAACAAAGTATAGGTTTAAGTCAATTTGGTTAAACTCCAACATAGTCTTCAAACACTCTATAATCTTTTCTTGGAATGGGCGTATAACAATGTTATCCATAAGGACAGAAGCTGTTCTAAGCTCCTCCGCATTGTTACCAAACCCCGTATTGTCTTTTATCCCAAGAAGTATCGGAGAAACAACTCTGTGACCGAGCATAATTTTCTCACGAGCCTCATCAGCAAGGAACTGATACTGTGCGTGTGCATCTGGGAGGTGTATAGGCTCTATGTCAGCTTGACGGTCTGGGTCTTCATTGAACGCTAAAATGAACTTACCTGAGTTAGATGTCCCTCCGAATTTATCTTGGATTTTGCTTTCAATTAATTGTTGAGCCTCCTCATCAGGAACTCCATTGTTGAAGTTGATTAAGAGTGATGGCTGTAGACCGTTAAGAATATTGTTTATGTGGTAGTTAGATACCTCTTCTTCTAGCGAACAGTACTGTAAACATCCGTGATAATCTACAGGCGCATAGTAATAGAACCCTGGTCTATACGGTTTAATAATATAAAGTTCTCTAAGCTCATTATCTTTTCCATTGCCAAACGTAGGGATTCTCTTTGGGTTGTCGGATGGCTTGTATTCACTCCATTTAGGGTGGTAGTAATATGCTCTTATCTTTCCTTCGTCTGCTTTTTCTGCTCTTAGCGTTTCCATAGGGAAGTGCGTAAGAGAAGTAATTCTAGTCTTACTCTTATTGTAAACAACCTGAACAGCACCTTGGCCAAGTAATTTATAATCATTTACTATCTTTTTTACCTCTTCATCTTTCAGTATCATTTTGAAACGAGCAAACATCTCAGGTTTTTCTTCACTGTCTGTTGCACTCAGTCCCCTTCCGTAAATCATATCTACAATACCATTGATACAGCAAGAGTTTGTTGGACTACTTAGGTAATTATCAATCAAGTCCCCAAAGTAATTATTATCCTGTCCGTAGGTAACCCAATCATTTCTGTAGTCCTCCTTAATTTCAGGAATAGTATATCCCTGTAGGTTTACTACTCTAATTGTTCCTGTCGGTTTATTCTTTCTAGGCATATTATATTGTTATATATTTTTCTCCAGTAGGAGCAGCACTATGCTCTGTATATTTACCTGTGTTTAGTGTGTGTTTTTGCGTTCTGTCGGTCTGTGCCGTAACATAAACTTTATCCCTAAATAACAGTGTAGAGCCTTGTTTAAGCTCCATAAAATAAATACTACCTTCAGAAAGTATTGAAAAAGTGCAAGGGATGCTTATATAGTTACCATCAATGGTTGAGGTAAGACTTGTTAATGTTTCCATTTCACCAGTTCCGTCCCTTGTTATAACTAAACTAAGATCACTAGCCTCGACATAAGTTCTTGGTATAATCTTAATTATTTGCTCATCAGTAGATGGAAGTAATACTTTCATATATATATAACTTAAAGATGTATTATTTGTTTACAAAAAAGCCCCACCATAAAGGTGAGGCCTATTGCGTTTAAGAACCTACTATGTTTAAGAGTTAGTTCCTACTACTATAGTCGCATTTGTTGCAGTTCCAGCATATGGATCACCAGCAGTTGGTGAATCTAAGAAATTAGCAGGAGCAGTTTCTTGTGCAGTAAATGTAAGTGTGTATCCGCTAAGGTCTCCCATAGCAGCACCAGTTACGATTGTACCGCCAGATACGTCAGCACCGTGTTCTAAACCTACCATCATTACATTACCGTTGTAATCTTCAACGGCAATATGAGGTCGACCAGCAGCTAAAATTTTAATTTCTTTGTGGTCTTCTTTGCTTAATTTGTGTAGGGTTAGGTTAAGTGTTTGCTCATAAAAAGAAGTTCCATTCTCACGAGAAGCATTGATAGTTTGCTCAAGAGAAGAGTTTCCTTTTACGTCATATTTATAGGCATCAAAAGTTCCTGAAAGAGTAGCAATTTCGTAATCTCCATTAGGAGCATCTGTATAAGATACAGTTCCGAGATCACCAAAATCAGTAAAATAAACAGCTTTTATACCGCCTACTACGTCTTTACAAGGTTCTTTTCTACCTCTAGTTAAATCACAAGCCATAATTATTTAAGTATTAAAAAAGGGCAGGTAGGCTCTAAGGCTTACCTACCCTTTTCAGATTAATGTTTCAGTTTATTAAGAATAAAGAACGATATCAGAACCGATTCCGAACTGTACACCTGCAGTATAGCGCATAACTACACGAACATTTTGTGAACCATCGATATCAGCCATATCAATCAACTTAACTTCGTTTCTGTCATCTAATAGACCTGTTCCGAAGAATAAGTTAGATTTCTGAGCTGCAACAGCAGTGTTGTCAGCAAGTCCTTTAGCTACAACTACATTGATACCTTCGAAAGAAAGTTGACCACCGTTGTACCACTGAGACCCTTTGTTATCTGTACCTGCACCACCGATAGTAGCAACGAATCCACCAAGCGCACGGACGTAAGCTCTTGCGATGTTAGAAGACACATATAAAGTTAAGTCTTCTTTTCCGTAGACAGAAGTTGGGATAGCATCAACGATAGCACCTAATTGTGCAATTACGTTAGCAGAAGTTACAGCTGCAGCAGTAACGTCTACAACAGTTGCGTCAGCAGCAAGTAGAGTTTCAAAACCATCGAAAGACCCTTCTCCAGCAGAACCACTCCATATAGAAGTTTCAGTTGCTTTAGCAACTTCAGCAGCTACTTGTCCGATTACAAAATCAGAGAATAATGGAGGTAGGTTATCAAAAGCAGAATAACCCATCTGAGCAGCTTCCCAGTCAGAGTGTAATTCTTTTTTACAGATTTGTAGGTTTACTTGCAATTCAGCAGGAGTAAGTACTTTCTCCGTTAGAGTCATTGCAGATGTGCTTGCGTCAAAATCGCAGTCCGCAGAACGAACTAGATCAGTAAAAGCACCTACTTTCATAGCTGCCTTGTACTTTACGTTAGGCAGAATAGTAATAGTACCTTGGTCTAAGGTATCAGCAGATAAAAGTGCAGCAGCTAAATACTTGCCAGCAAATTCGCCTGCGTATGAACTAGTAATAGTTGGATTTGGCATTTTATTTTATTTTAGTTGTTTGTTATTTTTGACATTACTCTGTCAAGGGTTGATTTACTTCTATTTTGTGCAAATAGGTGTGTTGGTTTTTTAGACACCTCTGCTTCTGGACTGTGAGATAATGGCTCTACAGCAGGCTCTTGATTTGATAGTTCAGTTGGAACTTCCAATTCTTCTTCCTTTTGTGCAGTAAGCTCTTCAATCATACCTTTTACTTCAGCCATAGCTTTAGCAAGGTCTTCTTTAGTAACGTACATATCCATTTTATCTTCTTCTTCCATCACTTCTTCAGTTTCTTCTAGCTCTTCAGTCATTTCAACTTCTTCAGTTTCTTTAACTTCTTCAGCAGCATCAACCTGGATGTCTTTAGCTTCCTCAGACAATTCTACTTGGTCCTCAACTACAGGAGTTTGCTCTTCAGCAGTCTCTTCTTTAGTTTCAGTACTAAGTAAAACGTTTTTGAAACGCTCTACAATTTCGTTAGCTTTCATATACGAATTAATAAGGTTAAACAATAATTAACTAATTATTTAACTTAATAATTATATGTTTGTTGTATTTTTAGGAAAGGTCCCAGTTCTTATCTTCAGACTCCCAGTTCCGATTCATATCCTCCCAAAAGTTGGAATCTCCTAAACTTATAGACCCTATACCTTGAGCAAGAAGCGATCCGTCACAGCATTTTCTACTATATGTCCTTCCGTCTCGACATAAACAACCTCTACGCCCTCCTACAGGGCTAGAGTTTGATGCTGTTACATACCTTCTTCTTCTCATTTGCTTGATTTAGGATGTTTCTTAGGTAATAAATCGTAGTCTGTAGTGTATTTTGCATTTTCAGGACGACCATTCTTGACTAAGTACATAAACGCATTCACTCTTGCGTGCGCCCATTGAGATGCTGACTTAACATTTGGAGAATGGGAAGTATTGAACGCCCCTAAACCTCTCTGAAACACAGAAGATAACACTCCTACAGTCACTCCGTAGCCTAGTTTCTCTTTGTATTTCTCGTTAAACTCGTCTGCTTTCTTTTGTAGGGATGCACGGTCTTTTTGGGAGACCTTAGCACCCGTCTTTCCAGACGCATCACCTTTTGCGGACCCCTCACCCTTTGGTCTAGGGTTCGGAGTGTCCGATTTGGGAGCTTTAGGAGAGCTTTTTATGCCACCTTTTGGTCCTACCTCTGCTAGATTGTGCTTTTTACAGGGCATATACCAGGTTTTGCCCTCAAATTCGTGCGTATGATATCCCTCACATCCGATATCCTCAGCAGCTTTCTCTGCAAGTTCTTTCGTTGCGTATGCAAGCCTGTCATCTATTACAGCAGTGTTCTCATCAATAACCATAGATGCAAACTGACCTCTTCTGAACTGTCTCATCTTACGTATAGCCCAATCCACGCCTTCAGTACCTCCCCAGCCTAGCCAAGCAACATATCCCTTATCTTTCCAAGGCGTCCCCCTTAAGTCTGGGTCTATAGTAGCATTTCTACGGTGTCTGTTGAATGAAGCCATCCTAGCAATTGTTGAACGGCTGATTTTTTGGCCCTTAGCGAGCTGATTCGCTCTTCGCCAGCCCACCCTAGTCATTCCCTTAACCTCATCACGACCATAACGTAAACGCCAATTAAGGACTTTCTGTGCATTTTCTCTTGCTGCCTTAGGATAATCATCATAAGTACGTAATTCAACGTCTAAAGCCTCTGTAAGCTCTTCTATGAGTGATAATGCCTCTAGTTCTTCATCTCCATACTCAGGAAGTTGCTCTTGCGGACGCTCCATAGCGTCAGCAAAGTGTCCTTCGATGCTGAAGCCTTTTACTTTGCCTGTTTTAACGTAATCTGACCATACTGAGTCGTCATATACCTTCATAGAGACCATCCAAGTGCCATTAGGCAGGTCAAAGCCGTATTTTCTTGACTTATCTTGATTTGTGTCGTCTATAATCCAAGATTCTACTACAGATAAGCCATCTAAGTCTCCATCGTGTTCTAAGGTAGCATTATTCTGATATCCTTTAGTCAGGAAAAGCTCTGAGGCTTTTCTGACGGTATCTTCAGAGAAATAAATATAGTATTCATCATCTCCGCTTCTTCGATATATCTTTTTATTGGGAATTAGAGCAGGGCCCATAAGAATCTTTTTCTCTTGATCTACTTCTGCTAGTTTCACCTCTTGTGAGCTAAGCATAATGAAGTCTTCTTGTATTGCAGGGTCGTCTACGATTGAAATGGCGTCTATTCCACTGATTTCGTTTTCCTCGTCAATGATAAGCTCGATTACTTTTATTTCTTCCATATATAAATAACTTATTAAGTTGCTTTTTGTTCTTATCCTATTGATGCGGTAGTTGTTATATTTCTATCAAGTTCTTGTTGCGTTGATATATCTTTACCAACTACAAATGCTTTAATGGGCTTACCTTGTGACCCACCAACAGCTTGTGCTAACTGAGATGTTTCAGATGCACCTACTATGTTGAAATCTGGAGCTTCAATTATATCCCCTGATCCAGCTCTACTAGAATCACCGCCCACACCTCCTTTAGATGGCGCACCTATACTTGATATTGCTGATCCAGCCTGCGCTACAACAGAAGCAATGTCTATACCAAGACCTATCTTGTTTGCTAAGATTAGCTTTTTAGCAAAAGCCCCTGCTGCTGGATTAAATGCGGATGCTGCAAGACCTGCTGCTGCTATCGCTCTGTTTGATTTTGTAGTAGCGATTATCATTTCGCCTATTGCAGCGGCTTTTTCAGCTATTATAGCAGCAACCATAACACCTTTATTTTCTCCGGCTAGACTTTCTAATATTATACCAATACTTCTTATACTATCGACTGTTCTATATGCTGTATCTACTTTGAATTGTTCGATAAGAGCATTAGCGTTAGCTATATCTTTTTGCTTTTGTAGGAAATCTTTTGAGAATTGATTAAACTCATCCATACCTGCTTTAGATGATTCAATAAGTTCTTCTCTTGCTTGTTTTCTTACTCTGAGTTGTTCTACAGTTATACCTGCGAATTGAGCCTCTGCAAGTTCCAACATAGTATAGTCATTCTCAAAAATCTCAGCAAAAGGTTGTAACTTTTTTCTTTGTCTATTAGTCTGTTCTACATACCTCTCTTGTATAGATATTCTTTCATCTATAAGTACATTTAACTGTGATGAAGCAAATTGTTTTGTAATTGGGTCTACTGCCTCATTAACAAGCTTATAAGCCTCTTCTATTTCACCACCTAACTCAGCTAACCTTGCAAAATCCCTTATAACTCTATTTAATCCAGCTTCAGATGGGTCTGTATTAGCCTTTAGCATTTTAGCAAATTGAGGAAACTCAGAAGAAAGCCTTTTTAACCCTTTTTGTAATTCATCGCCAGTTAATTCTTTTAATGTATCTAATGTACCTCCAGCAGGTCTAAAACCAAGCGTTTGCATTGCAGCCAATTCAGCAGCTCCTAGCGATGTTGTTAATGCTAATACTTTTTTGTTTGTTTTAGCAAATTCATCTCCTAATTCCTTGGTTGCTCTTTTAGCTTTTTCTGCAGATTTAGAATAAAAGTCTAAAGCTGTAAGCAGTGCTTGAAAGGCAAGTACTGCACCAAGCGGTCCTCTTAACTCTTTAATTAGACCTTTTATAGTACCGCCAAACTTACCTAATCCAAAAGCAGTTTCTTTAGTTTTGGATTGAAGCGTTATAAATAAGGTAGATAACTGAGATAAGTTGTTTGTTACAGCATTAATACCATAAGGCATATCCGATATAGTACGACTAAGTTCAGTAAGAGTTGCTCCCGCCAAACCAGCATTACTGTTAGTCTGCCCAAATCCGTCATTAGCACCACCCAAAGAACCTCTTAGTTTCTCTGCTGCTGTATCTAATTTTACAAACCCCTTTGTTAAACCATCTATCTTCGCTTTGACTTCACCGTCAATTATTTTTACTTCTAATAGATACTCTCCTTTTCCTACTGCCATCTTTTATGTTTTTTAAGTGCCTCTTTCAATGTTCTTGGTGCTTGATACTTTCCTTTGGCGATGTCGATGTAAGGCGACACACCATAGTAATCATCTAACTTCAATAAGTCTAAAATGTCTTTTATCATAATACGTTTAATAATTCTAGTTTAGATTCGCCTGTTCTCAAGTTCGTGTCTATTGAGTTTATAGTAAATACTTTATCTCCAACTTGAAATCTATCATTCAATTTATAGTTAAGCAATACTTTATTTGGTAATTGTGCAGTTACTCTAAATATCCTCTTTTTAGCATTAAACGCATCTAATATATATGTTTCGTAGAAGTTCTTGAATAAGGAATTTGTTGCTCCATTGTAATCAATCAAACTCCATTCATCAATCTCATTGTCAAAGTTTAATGTGTACTTTGGAGCGTGATATATTTTATATGTGTCGGATACTGAAAAAGATCCTCCGCTTAAAGACAGTGTCGTATTGCTATCAACTGAGTTAACTAAATAAGTTGTGTTATCTGCCTTCTCTACAATATCCCCAGCTACAATAGTAGAAAAGAAGTTCTGAGAACTGTCTATCAACTGAGCTGTTCCTGCGGTAGTTACTGTACCTGTTTCTGTTGGTGTAGTACTGTTAGTTCCGCTTTCATTGGTGTTTGATGGTTTCCAGTAAGATGTAAGACCGTCGTGGCCAAAATCGCTTAAATAGTTTAGTCTGTTCGTCCCTGATAATCCAGTTATTCTTATTCCATAGAACAGAACTGGTTTAGTTAATACAGGTTCGTAATTTGCTGTTGGTTGAGGTTCTGCTTCTGTTTCTGGCTTGAAGTTATCACTAGCAGAATATCCCCATTGAGTAAATGTTATAAAACCCGTGTTATCATTAAACAATCTTTCAAACTTCATATGTTCAAAAGGAACTTTAACATCGTATGGTTTACCCCTATCTATATCTTGTAAGGCAAACTCCTCATCACCGAATCCATTATTAAAAGTCTCTTGGTGACGCTTCATTAAAAGCGTCTGCCCCTCTTCATAGTTAAAATTTATTTCGCTAAATGGTACTGTAGCCTCTATATCTGTTTCTTTAGAAATAACGTATTTAGTAATATCGTGTGTAATTGATGGATACGCATCTGAGTTTACGTCACTAGGAGCGTAAAATTCATCTAGCTTCATTACTTTTATCTTTCCGTAATTAGAACTATTTTTGTCATCAATATAAAAAGCGGTTAGGTTAAACATATTAAATAACCCAGATAGAAAATCTATTGTTTTCATCTTAGGTATTTCCTCTGACATAGTTATTGAGTCTATTAAAGATAGTGATCCAGAACCACAATTAAAACTCTCCTGTCTGAATGGGTCGCTAATAGTGTCAGCCATCGTTAAGGTTACATTAAAACTAAAATCTTGTTTAGATTTGACAACAAATTTAAAAGGCAAATTATTAAGTAAACCACCATATGGAGTGGAAAAGTTAAGAGACCGAGTACCAGTTACGTCTGTTTCGCTAGCAAAAACATATTGCCCATCTGCAATCATATCCATACTATACTTTACGTTTGTAAAACCAGCTGTGGGTTGTATAACCAAATTAATAGTTCCATTTCCTGTTAAGGTTGGCTGCGTGGGTAGGTCTGTAAACATAACCTCTTCTCCGCTTGATTGTATTGTTATAAAAGTATCTCCGCTTACGTGTTGCCAGGCTCCTAAGGTCTTGGTTAATAGTTTTTCTCCTTCACCACCTATTCTACCCTTTAATCTACTCATCCACATATATAGATTATCTAAAGCATCTGAACTAAAAAAATCATCTGAGCTTCCTGTAGCAAAAGACACGTTAGAATATTTAGCTTCTATTGCAGACAATATATCAGTTACCTTTAAAGCTGGTTTTAAATCCCTATATTCTAAAGCAGTAAGTGCATTGTGGCTTGTTGCTGAATTAGAACCGTCATAAGATATATTACCATCTATACTGTGCTGACTAGAGTTTGATGTGTCAAAGTAAAGTCTTTTAGTGTGAGTTATAAGTGGGTATATAACAGATGTGGTATTTCCACTTAAATTTACACCAGTAGTAAGACCATCTTTAACCTCTGTAGATCCGTATGAGTGATCAAAGGCAGACAAATCAAGCGAACTTAGCTCATCGTCACCTAAAGCATCTTTCAGTGTCACTGTATTGCCAAAGAAGGTTATATTATATGAAGAGGGTAAGTTATCCTTCATTTTAACACCATTTAAAAGCACCTTTCCATTTCTAAATGGAATGGTGTTTATTTCTATAAATGAATCAACTTTTTTTCTAGCATCAAATGCACCTTCTGATATATGGTAGTTATAAAAGTGCTTAAATATCTTGTTGTTTGTCTTTGAAGCTGGAAGTGTAAACGACTGAGAAAAATCAGTAAACACTTTAGATATGTCCCTTATATCCTGTATTTTAGAGGTCACAGAAACACTTTCGTCCTTAAAGAAGTCTATCCGTTGGTAATCCCCTGCTGAGTCTTTGATAAAAAGGGCTACTATATTCATTATCTAACATTGTTTATTACGTCTGAGGTATGGTCAAACTGAATCGTATATTGAACTAACTTGTCATTTACAGATGTTTTGAATCTTAGTGATTTTGTAGATGGAGTAACAGGATGAGTTACACTTCCTTTGGTTAACCATACATACTCACTAAGCATCAACTCTTCTATCGCCTCATTGTATCCCTCTGTAACAAAAGGCGTGTTTAGTGTTGTTTTCTTTGTGGCATTAGTATTAAACTTCTGCATCTGATGGTCAGTATTGCTGTAATTAGTATTAGCGTAATCAAATATATTTCTCTTATAACTCTCGCTAGTCGTAGTTATATCCTCCGTAGACTTGTGGAAGAAGTACATCTCTTGTAACGCACCGAATCTATTTAGAAAGGTAATCTTAGATGAACCAAACTTTGGGTCGCAAACTCTGTGTACTGTAAAATAAATTATAGGAGATAGTCCAACCCCTATTACAGTTCCATCAGCGACAGTAGATGCTATTGTGTATTTACCACCTAAAAAATTATATGGAATATAAGAAGCTGTGTCGGGTGGTAAGTAAATATCTGTATTAGACTGCAATATTTGAGACGATGGTATTGTTGGATTTACACTACCTGTAAATAATCCATATCCATCAAAACCTGTGTCTGCATTTATATCAGTATTTATTACACTTCCTCCGCCATTAGCAGCATTATATTCTGTAAGCGTTGTGTTTATGGATATTGTCTCTGCTGGATTAGTTTGCGTAAAAGAGTGTTCTATGTAATCTCTGCATAGTTCTGATATTTCAAATACAACCCTATTGTTTATAGCATTCTTAATTATTGTGTATCTAAGCACACTATCAATACTTATAGTCAGCTTTGCTGAAGCCACACCTGATGTGCTTGCAGTCTTATACTGAGGTGAACGTAATAATATTCTTGCCATAGTTTTTTGTTTTACTTAAGATTTGGTATTTCTTTCTCTAATTGTTCTTCTAAGTCTAAAGCATAAGCATCTCCTAATTCTTTTGTTATCATACTTTCTGCGTTTAAGAATGCCTTTGCTACATAATTTATTCCTGGGTATCCTTGAGTAGCTATTTTACGACCTATAAGGTATGTAAGGTCTTTAATTTTTAATGGTCTTTTACCTCCATATTTATTTGGATATGGTTCATTACCGAATTTTATTTTTATCCAGTTTTGTAGCTTACCTACATTAGGAAATCCACCAGGTCTCCTTCCTAGATCTACATTTGAATCATATTCAACAGAACTTTTTATACCTAGAAAGTTTTCGTCTACATCAGCCCTGAATGAGTCTCTTAAGTCACCACTAGCAACTCTCTTCTTCGAAACAATCTCATTAATCATATCATTAATTAATTGTTTAGATAGCTTATTTAACGTGCCTTGTACTCTTTCTCCCATTAGCAAATACTTACATCGTTATTAGGAAATGATACAACTATATCTACAGCCCATCCAGCAAGCTGATTCTCAAATCTATCTAGGAATGGTTGTGCAGAAACATTGGATTCTATTTGGAATAGCTCAGAGAAACCGCTCCCCCTTCTCAGGTCTGACACTAAAATGTTGGCTTCCGCCAACAGAGTGTTTAGGATATCTTGGAGATTGGTGTTACCGTAAAATTCATCTTCTGTGCTTGGGTCCCTGTTGTCGTCTACTATATCTAAGAGTATTAGGTTTATTGTTAATTCCAGCTTATGCTCTAAGAAAGTCACGTTGCCCATCCCAATATGGGCTAACGGGAATATAGTTGTCTTATTAAGGTCAACTTCAAATAAGTCTCCAAACGATACGGTCTGTATGTTAGGAGATGTTCTTAGTTTATTTTTTATTTTATCTAATACTTGATAAGCTGCTCTCATTATTTATATGCTTTCTTAATCATCTTTGATTCTAACTCTGTTTTCTCTTTCTCAAACTCTAGCCACATCATACATTGATGGACGCTAAATCTTGTAACTTCTTCAATTTTTCTGACATCTCCTCCAGCAAGCGCATAGACCGATTGATACCATCCCCATTTGCTTCCGAATGATTCTTCTGCTGTTGCTGAATTACTTCCTGTGTCTGTTGCTGTAAATAATCCAACGTAGTTTTCCTTAATTCGTTCCCTAAATGGTAAAAAAAAACCATCGATCCAAGAGCGACCGATATGGGAGAATCCTTCATTACATCCGAATACTTATCAGAACCCTCGTACTTCTCTATTTCATAGAATTCCTTTTTACCTGCGACTATAGGTCTATATAGAACCGCCATAGCCTTATGCATAGTATCCCAATTAGAGATATATTTTTCTAAGTCTATGTATTCACCTAAAGACATTTCGTCCATATTCGGCATAAAACCGAACTCAGTAGTATGACCGTTTGGATCAGTCATAGTAAACCTTTTTTGCAATCCGTTCTTTTCAGACATTAATGCTAATATATGTGTAACTACACTATCCAACTCCTTTAACGGCAACTCGTATGCCTGCTTAAGGGTTAAACCGCAGAATATCTCAAGTATCTTAGCTCGGATAAAATCCTCTGCTAAATCTCCTTCTGCATCTTGTACTATCTTAGCGTACTTTTGATATTTCCACAGCGGAATATCTGCCTGCGTTGCAGGAACTTTAAGCTTAATTTCTTTACTCATATATATATAACTTAGTTAGTGTGTATTTGTACCACAAGGCAATTTGTTATAAATATAACAAAATAATAAACAAAAACGTACAACAAATCCAAAAAAAAACAGTTACTTATACGTAGTATCCGTGGCTACGGTCAAAGACGTAGACGCGGAACGCCACTGAGCGATACAAAAGTATATATGATATCGTATCTTACCGTATAAGGTGGTCTTGGGGTAACTCTATTCTTTTCTCAAATTTAGTATAATACATATATATACAGATGTCTACGTCCGCATTTGGGATGCTACCGTAAACATCCATTTAGCAGTCGGCTTAAGTCACTTCTATTTCGGTTGATTTGATTAAAGGTGGGTACCTACCCCCACCACTATTCATTTTACGTCAATACAACTTTATTCCGATATTTCCAAATATTTCTGTACTTATTTATTGGCTTTATTCCAAAAGATATTCGTACCTTTGCACCTTTTTTTTAGGTGTAATAGAGAAAATTGATGGTAAAAGACAGGCGGC